GTAAAATAAGAGAACGGGGGTTTGATGGCGACGAGGCGGGCAGGAGGAGGGCGTAAACCACAGCCGACTGCGCTAAAAATTTTGAAAGGGAATCCGAGCGGAAAGCCGTTAAAAAAGAATGAACCGAAGCCGCTCAGATGTATTTCTAGCGCACCACATTGGGTAAGCCCGGAAGCCGCTACCTATTGGGATAAAATCGAACCGATGCTTTTTCGGATCGGCGTTCTGACCGAAGCCGATGAGTTGATGCTTGGGATTCTATGCCAGTCATACGCGAACCTACTGAAAGCGCGGGAGATGATCGAAAAGCATGGACCAGTTATTAAGACACCAAACGGATCAATTCAGATAAGCCCATTTAAATCTCTCGAGCGGCAAGCCTTCGCCGACATCATGAAGGTATGCCAAGAGTTCGGTATGAGTCCCTCGAGTCGAGCAAGGCTTACAGCGACGCCGCCAACAAGTGACCCAGGAGACCCATTCGATGATCTCTAAAAAGAAAAAACTGGGCAAAGTAGAGACAGGAGGAGCAGAGTACTATTTTGATAACGCATCAGCTGATCGGGCCGTCCGGTTTATTGAAAAATATCTTGTGCACGTTGAGGGAATACACGCGGGGAAACCGTTTATCCTAGAACAGTGGCAACGAAAGATAATCGAGGACATATTCGGATGGAAGCGAGCCGATGGCACAAGAAAGTGTAGAGTAGTCTATTTTGAGGTACCGCGGAAAAATGGGAAATCAACCCTCGGGGCGGCCATCGCGTTATATCTTTTATGCGCGGATAAGGAATACGGAGCCCAAATCGTAAGCGCAGCAGCCGACATGCAGCAAGCAAGCCTCGTGTTCGACTTGGCAAAAAAGATGGTGCAATGGAGCCCAAAGTTATCGAGCATCCTCGAAGCTTATAAAAAGGCGCTTGTTTTTATGGAGCTCGGGAACAATTATCAAGTCATAAGCGCCGATGCGTTCTCAAAACACGGTAAAAACCTTCACGGAATCCTATTCGATGAGCTTCACGCCCAGCCAAATCGGGAGTTGGTCGACGTGCTTAAGACCTCCACAGGGACTCGATTACAGCCGCTCGAAGTCTATATGACTACAGCGGGGTATGATAAAACCTCGATCTGCTACGAATATCACGATTACGCAAAGAAAGTGCGGGATGGAATCATTAAAGATGAGGCGTTTTATCCTGTGATTTACGCCGCTGACATTGGGGACGACTGGACCGAACCGGCGACATGGGCGAAAGCAAACCCGAATCTAGGAATTACCGTGAGGTTAGAATACATTCAAGCTGAGTGCGAGAAGGCAAAGCAGGTGCCAGCCTACGAAAACACTTTCAGGCGGTTACACTTGAATCAGTGGACGGAGCAAGAAAGCCGCCTCATTCCTATGGCGACATGGGAGAAAGGCGCGGTAAATGTTAAAGAGGACGAGTTAGAGGGAAGAGAATGCTGGGGTGGTTTAGACTTAGCATCGACGACCGATATAGCGGCATTTGTGCTAGTATTCCCGATGGGGAAAGACCTTAAGGTGGTGGCAAAGTTCTGGATACCGGGGGAAACGGTAAAACGCCGTAGCAGACAAGCTCACACGGGTAACTGGGTGGATTGGGAAAGGCAAGGTTTTTTGACCGCGACAGAGGGGGACGTTATAGACTATGATTTTATCAGAGCCGATATTCTGAAGGCATCGGAGCGATTTAACATCCGAAAGATTGCGTTTGACCGTTGGAATGCTACGCAGCTGACGACGCAGCTTGCAGGGGATGGAATTGAGCTTGAACCGTTCGGGCAAGGCTATCGGTCGATGAGCGCACCGACGAAAGAGCTGTTAAAGCGTATTACATCAGGCCAGTTTCATCACGGCGGTAATCCCGTTTTGAGTTGGATGGCTAGCAACGTACAAGCAGAGCAGGACGCGGAAGGGAATATAAAACCCTCAAAAAAGCGCTCGAAAGAGAAGATCGACGGAATTGTAGCCTCAGTTATGGCGCTCGGTATGATGATCATCGAAGGGGAAAGCCCGAAATCCGTTTACGAAGATCGCGGATTAATAAGTTTTTAGGGGAATAAATGGCGCTTTTTCCATTTTGGGGCAAGAAAAAACAACCAGAAGTGAGGGCATCGGCTAACGCATGGTTGAGGGCGATGCGGTCTGACGAATATATCACCCCTGAGGAAGCTCTATCGGTTGGAACAGTTTACGCGTGCGTGCGGGTTATCGCGGAAACGGTAGCCACACTACCTTGTATTCTTTATCGGAAATTACCGAACGGCGGCAAAGAGCGCGCTACGGATCACCCTCTTTATCCGGTACTTCATGACGCGCCGAACATGATTCAGGATTCGGTGCAGTTTTACGAGATGATGACCGGGCATGTCACATTGAGGGGTAATGCCTACGCTTTGATTGAACCGACGCCATTAGGCACAAGTTTAATTCCTCTCCACCCCGGGAAGGTCTCGGTAAAAACCTCTGAAGGAGGACGATATAAGTTCTACGAATATAACGACGGCGGCACCGTCCGAACAATTCGACCAGAGCAAATGCTCCACATTTATGGATTGAGCGCAGACGGCTTGAAGGGTTTAAGCCCCGTTGACCTTGCGATGCGCACCTTTCGACTTGCTCAAAAGCAGGAAACCTACGCCGATCGAATGTTCACTAACCAAGCCTCTCCCGGGGGCGTTTTGAAGCATCCGGGGAAGCTATCGAAAGAAGCGGCAGAGCGTTTGAAAGTCGATTTTGAGCGGAAATATAGCGGCAGTGAGCGAGCCGGAGCAACAATGCTACTCGAGGAAGGGATGGAATGGCAGACAGTAGGCCTCACGAATGAGCAGGCGCAGTTTTTAGAAGGGCGAAAGTTTTCTCGCTCCGATATAGCTGCATGGTTTCGAGTTCCACCGCACAAGATTGGAGACCTTGAGCGAGCTACCTTTTCGAATATCGAGCATCAAGCACTAGAGTTTGTGACCGATACGATTCGTCCGTGGTTGGTTCGTTGGGAGCGGGCGTTACTTAGGAGCCTCTTCACGGCAGCGGAAAGAGAAGAATACACGATTGAATTTCTAGTCGATGCGATTTTACGCGGGGATACGCAAAGCCGATATGCAGCTTACGCCGTAGCGCGGCAATGGGGCTGGATGAACGTTGACGAAATAAGGGCGAAAGAGAATCTCAATCCGCTACCCGATGGGGCGGGCGCTGTCTACTTGTCACCTCTTAACATGGTTCCCATTGGAGAAATCGAGGACACGCCAGAGGATGAAGCAGAAGACATGGCAGAAGGCGAAGATACCGGCTCAGAGAACGATTCGGAACCTAGCGATAGGATAGGGTTGCCAACGACTAACGATGCAGCCACGACCCTACGACGAGCCTTAGCAGGGGTATTAGAGCGGAATGCACGACGAACACAAAAGGTTAGGGCATCGAAAGGATGGGGCGGAGAAGTATCAGAAAAAGAGAGACGGCACCTATTCGACGAGCTTGAACCGTTCGGAAGTGCAGACTTTACAGAGGAACAACGGGGTAAAATTGCCCAAAAATGGGAAGAATGGCAGTTGAATAAGGAAAGGGAAAGCTATAGAGACGGCCTAAATCAATTAATTGCGCTGATTTTAGAGGGTAAAAAATGAATAAAGAGAGAAGAATTATAGACGGCGCAGAGGTTCGGGCGCTTATCGGTGAAGATGGGACAAAGAGGATTGCAGGGTACGCCGCTGTTTTTGAAAAGGATTCAGTGGACCTTGGCGGGTTCGTTGAGCGGATAGCCAAGGGAGCGTTTAGAGAATCGATTGCAAGCGAAGACGTGCGAGCCCTTTGGAGCCACAACACTGATCTAGTTCTCGGCAGAACGGGAAATCGCTCTTTAAGGCTCTATGAGGATGATCACGGGTTAAAATTTGAGCTTGATTTACCCGATACGACGCTGGGGCGGGATGCTTTCACTTCGATTGAGCGCGGCGACGTTACTGGGATGAGTTTTGGCTTTACGGTAAAAAAAGATGATCAAGCATGGCAGCGAGGCGAGCCGGGCAAACCTCATTTAAGGACTCTTTTACGGGTAAATCTGTTTGAGGTATCGCCTACAGCCTTCCCCGCATACCAGCAAACCCAAGTAGCAACTAGAGACCTCGAAGAGTTCTTACTAGAAGATTTATCGGCAGTTGACGACGAGAAACGGGCTAAACTAGAGGAGCTCGAATCTTGGCGGCCAGAAATATAAATTGAGGGGATAGAGAAATCATCGTATTCTTATTGTGACGCCCAACGGCTCGCGCTCCAATGAGCAAAAAAATCGTATATAAAAAGGTAAAAGAAAATGAGTGCAGAAATTAGAAGATTGAACGAGGAGCGCGGGCGGGTAGTTGCCGAAATGCGCGACCTCTTAGAAAGATCGAAAAGTGAAAAAAGAGCCCTTAACACAGAGGAACAATCCTCCTATGACCAGCTTTTTGAGCGGCAAGAAAGCCTAAAAGGTTCGATTGAGCGTGAGCAAAAGCAAGCAGAAATCGAGCACGAGATGCGAATCGGACGGGGCGAAGTTAAAACCGCTCAGTTTGAAGGTGTATCGAGCGAATCCAAAGAGCGCGATGAGTTCGTGAAGAAAGCATTTCGCAGCTTCCTTAAAGGCGGGTTTGGTTCGCTACGAGAAGAGGAAGTTAGAGCGCTTTCCGCAGGGAATCACGTTGAGGGTGGCGCGGTTGTGGCACCTCAAGCATTCGTAGCGGAAGTACTGAAAGCCGTAGATGATCTGGTGATTATTCGCCAGCTTGCTACAAAGTTTACCCTCGATCGGCCTCTTTCCCTTGGGATTCCAGTCCTCGATTCTGATCCAGCAGATGCAGATTGGACCAGCGAGCTGGGAACAGGTTCAGAAGATGGTTCGATGAAGTTCGGAAGCCGCGAGCTCGTACCGCATCCTCTTGCTAAGAGAATTAAACTGTCCAACAAGTTGATCCGTTCGAGCATTGTTCCTATTGAGGCGCTTGTTCAGGAGCGACTTGCGTATAAATTCGCAGTTACGGAGGAAAAGGCACTATTGACGGGTTCAGGAGCAAACCAGCCGCTAGGATTGTTCACCGCTCACGCGTCTGGGGTGCCTACTTCCCGGGACGTGGTTGGAAGCAATACCGCGACCGCAATAGCAGCAGATACCCTTTTTGACGTGAAGTACGCCGTTAAAGAACAGTATCAAGCCTCAGGCGCGTGGTTATTCCATCGGGATGCGGTGAAAGCGATCATGAAGCTGAAGGACAATCAAAACCAGTATCTTTGGCAGCCGGGGTTACAAAGTGGGCAGCCGGATACCCTACTTTCACGGCCTGTCTATCAAAGCGAATACGTTCCTAATACCTTTACCAGCGGAAAGTATGTCGGAATGTTCGGCGACTTCTCGAAGGTCTGGATCGTCGACGCTCTTGATATGACAGTTCAGAAGTTGGTTGAGCTGTATGCCGAAACTAACCAAACTGGGTATGTCGCTCGAATGGAAATGGACGGAATGCCAGTCCTTGCGGAAGCATTCGCTCGGGTAAAATTGGCTTAATTTTAAGGATGACTAAAAATGTTAAAAGACACTCATTTTCAATTTGAGCCAAGACGCGCGATTAGTCCCGTATCGGTTGCAGATAACACCGCTCAAGTTTCGCAGATCATAGACTTACAGGCAGCAGCAAGCCTTGAGTTTGTCATCAGCGCTGGAAGTTTGGCGGATGCAGATGCGACTTTTACTGTACTTGTACAGCACGGCGATCAAGCTAACCTTTCTGATGCAGCGACCGTACCAGCGGCTGAATTGTTAGGGACCGCGGCAGATGCGTCCTTTACCTTTGCGGACGATGACGCAGTTCGATCGATTGGATACATTGGCTCGAAAAGGTATGTACGGCTGACCATTACGCCGGCAAATAACGCATCAGCAGCTTTGATATCGTGCGTAGCGTTGTTGGAGCGGAAGAAAGTTGGTTCGCTTTAATTAGGATTTAAGGGGTGGGGCAACCTACCCCTTTTTTGATATCACGATATGAAAATAAAGATGTTAAAAACAATGGCAGGGCCAGATGGTTGTTTTGGTCCGGGTGCTATTCTCGAAGTTCCCCGCGAAGAAGGGATCGCGCTGATTGAAAGCGAAAGCGCTCTAATTTTAGAGGATGAGATATTTGAGACTGCAGATAGCAGCGAAGAAATAGAGACCACAGAGGCGCCACAAGCCCGTAGGAGAGGCAGACCAGCAAAGGGGGATAGGTGATAAGGGCCAGTATTGTAACACCACCAGCGACCTTGCCAGTGTATTTAGAGCAGGCAAAAACGCATCTTGCTATTCCCTTAAGCGAGACCGAACACGACGAATTAATTCTAGCTTTGATTGGCGCAGCTACCGAAGTGTGCGAGCAGATAACAAATCGAAAGTTTATCAGCCAGACGATTGATCTTTATCTCCCTGACTTTCCCGCATTGAATATAATCGAATTACCTTATGGTACTCTCCAGAACGTTGGAAGCATTAAATATATCGACGAAGCGTTAGGCGAGCAGACATTCACAAGCGCAGGGTATCAGGTAGATGGCGCTGGAATCGTTGGCCTAATCATGCTCAAAGAGGATTATGATTGGCCGGAAGTTGGAGACGAGCTTTTAAGAGGAGTTACGATCAGATTCACTTGCGGTTATGGAGACGCGACAGCAGTACCGAAAGCGATAAAACAGGCTATTTTGCTCTACGTTGGAACGCTTTACGCAAACAGGGAAACCGTTGGCATGGGTTCATTTAACGAAATTCCTGACACCGTAAATCTTCTCTTAGCAAGTTATAGAATCTATGGGTTTCAATGAGACGCGCCTCTGGTAAGCACGACCGCCCTATTGTTATCGAGCGGATGATCCTCGAACAGGATGACTTTGGGCAAGAAATCCCAACATGGGTGGAGTTCCATCGATGCTATGCGCATAACTCACCACTAACGGGCTCAGAACGATTCGGATCAGACGGGAAACACGGGCAAGCAGTAACAAAATTATTTTTTAGGTATAAATCAGGAATAAAAACGACCATGAGAGTAAAGCTATCAGGCGAGTATTTTCGCATCGTAGCGGTTACTGAAGTGGGGCGAAGAGAAGAAATTGAGCTTTATTTAGAGCGCTACGAATGATCGTTTCAGGAAAACTCGAAGGCTGGGAAGAATTGCAGAAGGTGCTTAAAGAGATGCCAGCGAGCATCGAAAAAAGGGTAATCAAAAAGGGGATTGTCGACGCTGCCGAGATGTTAGTAGTGGAATTGAAGGCGACAAAGTTATTCAAGGATAATACCGGAAACCTTAGAAAAAGCATTCGGCCAGTTAAAAGAGGGATGAAAAAAGGGGTAATAAGGGGCCAAGTAATAGCTGGGGCGCCGCACGCGCGTTTAGTTGAATTTGGATACATGAAAAAATTGAAAACGGGAACGTTTAATGTACCCGGAAAATACTTTATGAAAAAAACATTTGAACAAAATCGGCAAAAATTAATTGACGGCCTAAAGACTAAACTCGAAGAAAATGTGAAAAAATATCAAAAGCGCATGGCGCGAAAAGCGGCAAAGGCAGCAAAGGTAGTCAAAGCATAATCGAGCGAGACAGTAGAGCAAAAACGAGCTAGGATAAAAGCAGTAAGCAATCCTTAAAAGGAAACGGCAAAAATGGCGATTCAGTTATCGACTAGTGTTCGGAATGCGCGATTGGATTCGATAGAAACAACGATTGGGACTGCGGCAAAAATACGGATTAGAAGTGGTTCAGTTCCTGCGAATTGTGCAGCAGCTGACACCGGCACAGTACTTGCGACTCTTGATCTTCCAACAGATTATTTCGCTGCTGCATCAGGGGGTTCAAAAGCGCTGCAAGGGACTTGGCAGGATTTAGCGATTGACGCAACGGGGACAGCAGCCCATTTTAGACTCTACGACAGCGCGGGCACGACCTGTCATTTACAAGGCACAATTACAGCAACGGGTGGCGGCGGCGATATGGAAGTAAACGACGTTAACTTTATTTTTGGCCAGATTTTTAACATCACAGCCTTTACCCTTACCGATGGGAACGCATAAGGAACGATATGGCCGATTTTGGCAACGTTACCAAAACGCTTGCCCCATTGATCGCATTGGTTGCGACGACCAAAGTGCAAGGCACGATAGAGGGAGCTTTGCGCAAAAAAATGATCGCAGCATCTTTTATTAATTCGATTGTGGGGGAGCGTGTTTACCCGTTGAGGATGCCAGACAATGCGATTCTACCCGCAATCGTTTACACGCGCATAACCTCAGAACGACAGCACACACTAGACGGAGCTGGTAATCTTACATATTCGAGATTCGTTATTGATTCGTACAGTAATCAAGAGAGTAAAAATGGCGGTTTTGCTGAATCGATAGCAATAGCAAGAGCGGTGCAGGCAACGCTTGACGGATACAGAGGGCCAGCCGACGGCGTGGATATTCAAGGAATTTTACAAATGACCGAGCAGCATCTATACGATAGCGAGCTGGAAATTTATCGAGTTTCGCAAGATTGGATGGTGATTCATAGGGAATAGTTTTTTATGGACAGATAGCGGGGAATCTATCAAAATGGAAACAGATAGACGCCCAAAAAACGGGTATTGAATTAAACGGAGATAGCAAAAATGCCAGCATCAGTAGCCACATCAGGGTTTGGGTGTCTCTTCAAGGTAGGCGATAGCGGAGTTGGAGCCGGATCGCGTGCTTTCGTTGAATGGGGTACGACAAACCAAAAAATTCGCATTCGATGGAACGCAGCAGGAACCGCAGGAAATGGTAAAAATATCACCGTGGCAGTATCGGGTTCGGTTTTTGCTACTACCGAAATATCTGCATCAGCCGTGAGCATCACAGCGCCGACGACCGCGACAGTTGCGCAAGTTGTAGCCTACCTTTATTCGAATGAAACCTTTCAGCTCTATTGGGATGCTGATTATGGCGCTACACCTGGGGATGGCTCAGGCGTTATCACAGCAAGGACCGTGACAGCTACCGCAGGAGGTACCGCAGGAACAGAAATATTCACGACCGTAGCAGAAGTAAAATCTATCTCTGGTCCAAACATGCAGACTCAGATGATTGATGTAACGCACATGCAGAGTGATAACAATACGCGAGAGTTTTTACCTTCTCTTATTGATCCGGGTGAGATATCTTTTTCCGTTAACTGGTTACCCGGGAACGCGACCCACGTTTCTCTCAAAAATGACCAGAAAAACCGGACGAAGCGAAATTATCAGCTCGTGTTTACTGATACCGCAGCGACCACGTACGCATTTTCTGGGTACATCACGAGCATTGGAATCACATCGGCGATTGAGGACGTTCTACAAGGCGATATAACCGTTAAACTCGTTTCATGGCCTGAATAACCTATATGAAGCACGCTGAAAAAGTATCGCCGGAGGTCGAGCTACAAATCGGGGGCGTATCCGTTCCCGTAGCGTGCACATACCGAACGATTTTCGAGTACGAGAAATCAACGGGGAAGCCTCTTGCATCCCTGTTTACTAACGGGCTTGAAATCGTTTCGGTTGCCGTGATTGTTGAGTTTCTGCACGCAGCTATAAAGCACCTCGATAAGAAGTATTCGAAAGATTGGATTCTCGATAACCTTACGCCTAGCATTATCAAGGCGTTTGGAAACGAGATATTCCCCAACCTTATAAAGAGATCATATCTCGGAGAAGAAGAGGGGGAGGAAGAAAAAAACGACGAAGCGGAGAAGTAAAGGACGAGGAACCAAGCTGGTTGGATGCGTGGGCCGTAGCCGTTTATGATTTTAAGCTCACGGAAGAGCAGTTTTTTGAGTTAACACCGGCCAAGTTTCGAGCGCTAGGGAAACGGCACGAGCTAAGAAACCAGCTAGAAGACTATAGAGCAGGCGTTATCGCTTCCCTCCTCTATAATATTCACCGCGGCAAAGGTACGGCAAAGGGACCAGAGGCGTTTTTTAGATCGTTAAGAGAGGAGGATATCAAAAACGATCCGTTAGCACGTCCGGGCGACATGACCGGAAAACAAATGCTTCATCACATGATGAACGTTCAGCTAAACAAACCTCGAGGATTATAAAAGATGGCTGAATCAGTAGCAGGGCTAACGGTTGAATTAAAAGCGCTCACCACAAAATTTGAGCAAGGATTCGAGAAGGCGCAAAAAACAGTTAAAAGAGCCGAAACGAATATAGTCAAATCGATGGGGGCGATCTCTATCGCCGCAAAGATTCAGCTCGGGAAAGATATATTTAATGCCACTACAGCGGTAGCACGAGGGATTGCGGAATTAGCTTCACGCGGTGACGAGCTAGACGACCTTACAGGCACATTCAACGCTCTTGGCGGTTCGGCCGCTCAAATCGACGTAGCAAAAACAGCACTACTCGATACTGTTTCCACGATTGATCTTCTCAAAGTTGCCAACGAGGGAATGATCCGCCAGATTCCCGGGTTCGCGGAGAACTTTGGTTTAATCGCCGACTACGCTGGAAGGTTCGCGGAAGCTACCGGAGGCGACGCGGTAGAAAGTCTTAGTAAACTATCCGCAGCATTAACGACGGCAAAAGAAAAGAAACTTGCCGATCTTGGCGTAGTAATCAACCAAGAAGATGCCTATAAAAAATACGCAGCACAGCTAGGGGTTTCAGCGGAATCCCTTGATAACGTCCAAAAGAAAACAGCGCGACAGGTAGAAGCGATCAATGCGCTAAAAATAGCAAATGAGGAACTCGCACCAGTAGGCGACTCAGTAAATGCGGCGTTCGCAGCGTTGACCACCAACCTTAATGATGGGATCAACGAGGCGGCAAAATACATTGCAAGCAATGAAGAGCTAACGGCGGCATTTCGTGGGTTATCGGATACGATTAAGGGGATCGATTGGGAAGGAGCTGGGAAAGCAGCTTCTCAGGTTTTCACTATTTTTGCAGATGCAGCGGGAACGGTATTGCCATATTTAGTGCAACAGCTCAAAGAGGTTGCGGGTGGATTCAATATAATTTTTGGTCAAACGTTAACGGCAGAACGGGATCGAAATGCTATCGGATTAGCCGAAAAACAAAAACAGCTTGAAAAATTACAGGAAAGTATCAAGACCCTCGAAAGTGGGGGGTGGAAGGCGGCCTTTGCTGGTATAGGTGGGCAAGTTGCTTTGCCGGGGATGAAAGAACAGGCAGTAGGATTACAAAAAGCGATCGATATCGCTATGAGTAATTATAATAAGCTAAATGCGCAGATTGCGGAAAATGAAAAACAAGCCGAAGCGAATCGCGCGTCATTAGAAAAGTTGAGGAATCCTATACAAATAATAGGCGAATCGGCAGGTACTGCATCAACTAAAATATCAGGAAACGCAAAAGCCCTATCATCTGCATCGAAAGAAGCAGAAAAAGCCGCGAAGAATATCGCCGACCTCAAAGCAAAATGGAGCGAGTTCGTTTCAGGCAATAAGGAGGACACTCTTAAGAGTCAGATCGAAGAGGCGATCGATACATTGAATCGGCCAAAATTAGACGGGCTTAAGGCAGAATTGGAAACGATTCTGCGCACCGATTTTATGAATGATTGGAAAGAGGCAATCGAATCGGGCGCAATTGGTTTTGATGAGGTTCAGCGCGCCGCCGATGATTTTGTAAAACAAACGTCCGATGATATCGAGAAGCAGTTTGGAGAAGCTGGTTCGAACGCAGCTAGAGCGTTAACGGAAGAGTTATCGAGCACGTTCGATGTACTATCAAATGGGATATCTGAAATCGGGGCAATTTTTGGGTTAGAATTGCAAGGTATCACAAGTGCTCTTAATAGATTGTCCGATGAACAAAAACAGAAAATCCTAAACGGGTTAGGGGTAAATGTATCCTCTAAAGATGCAGCTTCATTGATTGACGTAGCAAGCACTAATCTTGATGCAATCGTAAACGCAAAAAAACGCAGTAAGGAATCAAAAAGTGAAAAAGGTACCGGCGAGGCTATCGGCGCAGGTATTGGTACGGGTATCGGTGCGGTTATTGGAGGGCCAGCAGGTGCAGCGATAGGAGCCGCAATAGGGAAGGCGATCGGTGGTGCCATTGGTGGAATGTTCAAATGGGGGCCACAGAATCCAGAGACATTAGCAAGAAAGAGTTTTGGAAAGTTTATTCAGGAAGGATTCGAAAAACTCGGTGCCGTTTCGTTCAAAGATGCTCAAAACCGAATGCAGACAATATCAGGTAAGCAGTTCGATTTATTCATGGGTGCAACGACGCGGTTTAATAAACCGGGTTGGGCCGATGAAATGAACAAATGGGGCGAAGAATCAAAGGCTACATTCTTAGGGTTGGGCGAATCGATAAAGCAGCTTTTAGGCATCACTGAGGATGTAGGCGGCCAGATGGCTTTCATTCTTGGGGAACAATTATCCGGGAATATCGACAACGCTCGGTTGCTGGTTGCACAATTGGGATTGAGTTTCAACGACCTTGAAGAGGCGATGTTCCAAGCTGCGCTCCAAGGTAAGATCACATTTTCTGAGTTTGAGATCGGAATCACCAACGCCGCAAACGCATTTAAGCCGGGCCTAGAAGCGGTGAATGACCTACGCGGAGCGATGGATCAGCTTGTCGGAAGTGGTGGCCGAGGGGTAGCCGCTCTTATGGCCGTAAGAAATGCAGCAGTTGAAGCGATGGAAGGAGGAGCAAGGACGCTCGAGCAGCTAGGCGCTCAGATGTTGGCTCAGGGCGTAGACCCGTCATTGGTTGAAAACTTCATGTTAGCTCTAAAAGAGCGCAGCATTAAGACGCTGGAAGAATTGGCTAACGCATCCGATAGGGTAGCCGCCGGAATCGTTGCAGAGTTGACCTCTAACGATGAGGCGCTGAGGAATCAATGGGCGCAGATGACGCAGGACTTGAAAGGGCTTGCAGAAACAATAGAAAGCATTCCACGAGAGAAGGATATAAAAATAAACGTGCGCACCGAGTTCGATAAAAACACGCAGCAGTTCATATCCGCCGGCGGCATGAGTGTGCAGACCGGCCAGAAAGCTGCTGCATTCGCCGATGGTGGGGTTATAAATGGTCCTATGGCCTTTGGCTATGGGGGCGGGAAGCTAGGCGTAGCGGGCGAAGCAGGGGCCGAGGCGATAATGCCATTGACGCGAATCGGTGGAAAGTTGGGAGTGCTTGCAGTTGGAGGGCAGCAGTCAGCCGGCAACGTATACCACATTGACGCTAGAGGAGCTGATATAGGCGTGGAAAGGCGCATCAGAGCCGCTTTGATGGATGTTGAGGATAGAGCAGTACGGCGATCTTTAAACGCGATGGGAGACAACAGCAGGCGCGGAGGAAGGTTCTAGATGGCAATCTCCTATCCGCTAACACTTCCAACAACCAAAGCACCAAAAAGGGTGAGACTGACCGCGATCAATACGGTGGGTTTCGCACGTTCGCCATTTACGCACATGACCCAAGTTCAAGAGTACGCGGGCCAGAGTTGGAGTGCAGAAGTAGTTTACCCCGAAATGACGAGAACGGAAGCAGAAGATTTTAACGCTTTCCTTCTCGCTTTGATGGGGCAAAAAGGAACGTTTTATCTTGGCGATCCTTTGGGGAAACAACCACGGGGGCAAGCCAGCGGGGTGCCATTAATCAACGGAGCAAATCAAACTGGGAACACAATCGTAACCGATGGGTGGACGGCAAGTATCACGGGGATTTTATTGAGGGGCGATTACATCCAGATTGGTAATAGGCTTCACAAGATTTTAACCGATACGAATAGTGACGCCGGCGGAAATGCTACTCTTGAAATATGGCCAAGAGTTGCAATATCACCAGATGATAATCAGTTTATTGTTACCACGAATACAGTAGGAATCTTCCGATTAAGCGAAAATATCACTCCGATATACGAAGCGAATGAAGAACGGGTTTATTCGATCGGGTTTGATTGCATTGAGGCTAGATAATGGCGCGTAACCTCACAGCGGGCATGATTACAGCGCTAACAGCCGCGCAGAATCGGCCTATTTTGCTTTTTGAAGGAACGTTTAGCACAGGCGCATTGAGGCTCTGGACGGGCACAGGGCCGCTGACATGGGACTCAAAAACATGGGAGGGTAACGGGTTATTTATTGCGGTACAATTAGCGACAGAAACCGGAGATATTGAAGCCACGGGAATCACTATTCAGTTATCAGCACCATCAGCCGCAGTAGTTTCGTTGGTCCTTGGCACGGTTAGAATGGGCCAGCCGGGGAAGATATGGCTAGCTATGCTAGACGCGAATGGGGCAGTGATATCGACTCCATATCTGATATTCTCAGGGTTATTTGATTCGGCAGAGATAGAAGAAAACGAGAGTGCGCCGGAAATTGTGTTAAAATATGAAACTAAACTAATTGAGTTAGAGCGCGGAAAGACCTTCCGTTATACTACGGACAGTCAGCGAATTTTCAGCAGTTCAGATCGTGGGTTTGAGTACGTTCCAAAAATTCAGGATTGGGACGGGTTCTGGGGGAAAACGAACGCAAAAAAACCATCGAAAAACGATAAGAAAAAGAATCAGAAGAAACCAACAAAATATAAATGGTAAACAATGGCGTTTCTTACCTCACGCGACATTAGACGACAGTACGGACCAGAAGCGGGGGAAGTTGGCGCATGGTTAAAAGAAAAGAAACTCAAGAATACGCGAGCAAATCGAGCTCTTGCTTCCCGCCGTATCACAGCAGCAAAGATAAAAAAAACTCTTGGGAAAAGCGTTTCAATCTTAGAAAGCGCGGGGAATTGGCAGGTAATTTATGGTGAGGTGAGGTGTGGAGGCACGATAACGTTCGCGCATACCACAAACAACAATCAGAAGTTAAATTTAGTGGTTACGCTTGCTTGCCATGAAATCGAATCAGTTCAAAAGCTATATCTTGATAATCAAGAGGTGATTTTTGGGGATACGCCAGATCCTAGATGGTCCACTGCAATAAAGGATTTAAATACCGGACAAACAAGGGCTGCAGTTACTAAAGTATTCATGGCCGTTAACAATGGAGCCGTTGGGAATCCAGCTATATCAGATTTAATAGGACAATGCCCGGATAAATGGACTAGCGATCATAAGCAAGACGGACGCGCCCATGTGTATATTCAGATGATATGGGACCCGATTTTATTCCCTGACGGCTTACCAGAAATATCCTTTTTAGTGCGGGGCAAGAAGTGCTTCGACCCTCGCACATCAACAATCGTGTGGACGCAAAATCCAGCACTACAAACGCTCGATTACCTAACCTCTACGACTTACGGCCTTGGAATACCTATCGCTGAGTGCGAGACGGGAGCAGGTACGGTGGGAAGTTTTAGGGCAGCAGCCGATATATGCGATCAGAACGTAACTATCTTAGATGGGGGCACCGAAAAAAGGTTTTCGGGTAACGGGTTTTTCGAGACAGGAGAGGATCATCAGAGCGTTATTGAGGAGATGATTACCTCATACGCAGGCGCTATCACATTCGCAGGAGGACGCTGGAAGTGCTTCCCGGGAGCCTATCGAGCTCCAACCATTACGCTGAACGAGAATGATATCCTAAGCGATATCCGAATAGTTACGCGGGCAAGCAAGCGAGATAATTTTAACGCGGTGAAGGGAACGTTCGTTAGCCCAAAAGCTAACTATGAGGAAACGGACTTCCCGCCGATTCGAAATGCTTTTTATCGCGCTCAGGATAACAACGAGGAGATTTTCGAGGATATCCAGCTACCCTTTACGACAAGCGGTAGTACGGCGCAGCGAATAGCGAAGATTTTACTTGAACAAGTTCGGCAGCCGATAGTAGTTGAGCTCACAGCCACATTAAAAGCGTTTCAAGTTGAAGCAGGAGAGACGATAAATCTTACATGGGCGCGGTTTGGATGGACGGCAAAGACGTTTGATGTTCTCGAGCTTGAACCACAATTCATCGGATCAGGGGATAACTTAGTTCTTGGGGTTCGACTTGTATTAAAGGAAACAGCAGCAGCGATCTATGATTGGAACAGTGGGGAAGAAACGCGAATCGATCTAGCGCCGAACACGTCTCTACCGGACCCGTTCACAGTGCAGACGCTTGCGGGGCTTGTTGTTACATCGGGCACCAGCGAGCTTTATACACGGAATGATGGCACGATTTTCTCTCGTATGCGCGTAAGTTGGACTGCACCAGTCGATGCGTTTGTTGTTAACGGCGGGAATATCGAAATAAGCTATAAACTAGCTAGTGCGGCATCATGGAGTACGGCACCGATAACAACGGGAGATGCATCATTCATCCATATTCTTGACGTGCAGGATGGCGCCACCTACGAAATACGAGCACGGACGCGCAGCAGTTTTGGCGTTTGGAGTGCGTATAGTTCAACGGTTACTCATACAGTTGTTGGTAAAACAGCCGCGCCGAGTACAGTGACAGGATTCGCTGGAGCCGTTTCGAAGTTCGGTATAACTCTTAACTGGAGCGAAGTTGTTGACCTTGATCTATCGCATTACGAAATTAGACTTGCATCAGGTTCGGGGTCATGGGAGACAGCGGAAAAAATTAACGAAATTCGAGGTACCACCGTAACACTGGATATAAAAACAGCAGGAACGTATCGATTTTTAATAAAATCAGTCGATACCTCGAATAACTATTCGGTGACAGCATCAGAAGCGAGCATTGTAATCGGAGGAGCCGCAGCGCCAGCCGTTACGTTCTCGATTGTTGGACCAGACGTTGTATTATCGTGGGGAGCAGTAACAGGGCAGTTCGAAACGAAAGAATACGAGATCAGATATGGAGCTACATTCGCAAGTGCCACGGTAGAAACGACAATCACGGGGACAAAATACCAGCGGCGCGGCGCATGGAGTGGATTAAGAACGTATTGGGTAGTTGCGCGAGACGTAGCAGGGAATCTAGGAACGCCTTTTTCAGTTGATATTTCCATCACGGCACCAAGCGCACCGCAAAGCCCATTTTCAGAAATTGTGTCGAATAACGTGCTATTAAAATGGCAGGCACCAAGTACGGCCACATTACCGATCGATCGGTATGAAATCAGGAAAGGAGCTACGTTCGCAGGAGCTACGATTGTTGGAGCAGCTTCGGCAACGTTTTCAGCTATTTTTGAGCAGACAGGAGGAACGTTCGTTTATTGGGTTGTGGCCTATGATACAGCAGGAAATCAGGGGACATCGACGAGCATATCGGTGAAAGTAGACAATCCGCCTAATTATACCTTTATAACTAACCAAACGGTTGATCTTGCAACGGGTACATTTACGAACAGCTTAGTAGACCTAGGCGAGTTGTTTTTATCGGTGAACACCTCAGAGACCTACGAGGGGCATTTTACGGCGCGAAGTTGGACAACGCCCCAAGCTCAGATTAATGCAGGCTACCCTAATTATATTCAACCAACACGAAATAAAGGAGACTGGAAAAAGACGATTGATTTAGGTTCGACTGTTACCGGAGCATTGATAACCGTTTCGTATATATCGCGGGATATAATCGGGACTACCACACTTTACCCAAGGATCGGATATTCGAACGACAATATAACCTTTACTGAATCAGATACCCTTTCAGTTTTCGGGACTAATTTCCGGTACGTGAGAATAACGCTCAAAAATTATGCAGGCGGGACGATCGGGACGGTTAGCGATACCACAGCACTAGCAGGAATCAAGAATCTTGTTTTAACCGTTGGCGTTCCTACGATTACAGATTCAGGGTTTGGATCGGTAACAAACGCAACGAGTGGGGCAACGGTCACATTTAATAAGACGTTTATCGACATAAATAGTATAATTGTGACACCAGCACGCAACGATACGGATATGCCGACAGCCGTTTACGATTTTACGGATGCGCCAAATCCAACGACATTTACGGTATTTCTTTATGCGACCAAAGGGACTAACGCAGGGAACCGAATAACAGGCAATTTTGGCTGGACAGCTCAAGGAGTATAAGAAATGCCAGATTTTCAGACAGCACCAGCGCTTACGGACACATACACTTCCGTCTTAACGACGCTTAAGGATAAAGACACCGTACTTGCAAAGATGGACTATACGAGCTGGACAAACCTTCCAGTAGGTGCGATTCGAGCCAACAGCGCAAACAGTTATAAGCTCGAGCGATGGGACGGCGCGGCATGGGTAGTTTTGACCGCGCAGAGCACTATCGACAGCCACATAGCGAACACGGCAATTCACCAAGCGCCAAACGTAGGTTCTATTCAGATGATAGCCTACGACGTAGCCGATTCAGGCTGGTTATTATGCGATGGAACGGCAGTATCTCGGACTACCTACGCAACACTTTTCGCAAAGATCGGGACCAAATACGGCGTAGGAGATAACAGCACTACGTTCAATCTTCCTGATTTAAGAGCCAAATTGCCGATTGGCAAATCCACCGGAATTACAGCGCTAAACGATCTAGGTAAAACCGCAGGGAGTTGGGACCATACCCACAGCACGCCAGCGCATCAGCATACGATACCGACGCATACACACACGATGGGTAATCATACCCACAGCGTAGGGGCACATGCTCACCCGTTAGCAGCGCATGATCATTTAATCCCGAGTCATTATCATTCGGCAACAAACGGCGATATTCGAATACTTTCAAGCGGCGCTCACTCACATACGGAAAATGATTGCAGAACATCCGACAGCGGAACCACACCGCTCGATTCCATAAGACTTACAGGGCGAAGTGCGAACGCATCGATAACGATCGACAGCACAAGCAGCACGCACACACATGCTAACAGTGATTTTGCTGGACGAGTTGGAGATATTACAACCGGCTCAAACGGCGATGCGAATTTTAGATCGTTCAATGCGGTTTATGACGATACTACAACATCATGGTTGACAACCGAAAATAGTACAGCTTTCAGCACCGGGGCACCGAGCACGAACACGACAGACGGAAGCGGCACATTAACGACAACAGCAGGAGAGGGTTCAGGAACCAGCGGCGCGGGGAATCCACCTGTTTTGGTCATTAATTATCAGATTAAATTTTAGGCGTAGAATGGCAGCCGGAAAATACAATATAGTCATTGAGCAGGGCGCTACGTTTTCGCTTCCGTTGACGTGGAAAACATCGTCTGGGGTATTGTTTAATCTAACCGGCTATACAGCCAGAATGCAAGTTCGACAACACAACGAAGCTACATCGCCGCTTTTGACGTTAACAACGGAAAACGGGGGGATCGTCCTAGGTGGAGCAGCCGGAACCATCATTGTTACAATCGCGGCAACGGTCACAGCAGGGCTTCCAAGTGGCGAAGCGCGCTATGATTTAGAATTAGTAAACGGGGCGATTGTTACCAGACTTATCGAAGGTAGGGCGACAATATCCCGGGAGATCACGCGATGACATGCGAGATTGAAGCGCCAGAAAGCTATACGATTGTCGAAGTAGTTGATGGGCCACAAGTGCAAGTTGCGCCAGCCTATACAGTGGTTGAGGTGGATGGGCAAGTGAACGTCATCGAGACTGGGGTGGTAGGCGTTCAGGGGCCACAGGGTATTGTAGGCCAACAAGGAGCCCAAGGACCACAGGGAGACCAAGGATCGCAGGGAGGCATAGGAGCCCAAGGGCCACAAGGAGCGCAGGGCATACAAGGGCCACAAGGGAATCAAGGCGCACAAGGTGAAACAGGACCGCAAGGGGAAATCGGCTTAACGGGGGATACCGGACCGCAAGGTGCTCAAGGGGCACAAGGACCGCAGGGAGCAATCGGAGCACAGGGTGCTGAGGGTGCGCAAGGTTCTCAAGGGCCACAAGGCGCACAAGGCGCACAAGGCGCACAAGGCGGTCAGGGTGCGATAGGACCGCAAGGGTTACAAGGGGCTCAAGGTGTTCAAGGAGCGCAGGGAGCCACAGGACCACAGGGAGCCACAGGAGCGCAGGGAGCCACAGGAGCGCAGGGAGCACAAGGTTCAACAGGTACACAAGGACCGCAAGGAGAGACGGGATCGCAAGGTGCTCAAGGTAATATGGGAGCGCAAGGTGCTCAAGGTGCGCAGGGAGCTACAGGAGCGCAAGGGCTACAAGGTGCCCAAGGCAATCAAGGCGGTCAGGGCAATCAAGGAGCCCAGGGATTGCAAGGATCACAAGGCGCTGAAGGCGCTCAAGGTGCACAAGGGGGAGTAGGAACGCAAGGGCCACAGGGGCCACAGGGGCCACAGGGGGCACAAGGAGCTCAAGGCCCACAGCCGATCGCAGCAGTCACAGGGCCGCAAGCATCAACAGATAACGCGATCGTGCGATGGGATGGGACGAGCGGGACCATAATTCAAAACAGTACGGCTACGTTATCAGATACCGGGCTACTCGATACCACGAGCGCGACGCTCGATTATTTCCAGATCGATACAGCGGCTACTGCCCCGACAATCGTTGAAGGGACGGCAGCATGGGACGGTGCTGAGGGGACATTAGAATTGGGTCTTAAAGGCGGCAACGTTACCGCAATGCTCGGGCAGCAACTATATGCACGGGTGCGTAATGCAGAAACAACGGCGTTGCAGAAAGGTGAGGTTGTATATCTCTCATCAGCATCGGGCAATCGTGCAGAAGTCAGACGTGCAAGCAACACAACAGACACGACCAGCAACAAAACGCTCGGAATAGTCTCGGAAACGATCGCAAGTAATCAGATCGGGTTTGTCATAACACAAGGAGTGCAGGCAGGTTTATCGCTAGGCGCACCGTGGGTTGATGGTGATATAGCATGGCTAGGATCGACAGCCGGAACAATAACGCGAACAAAGCCAATTGCACCAAATCACCTTGTTTTTATTGGAATTGTTGAACGAGCAAATACAGGAGATGGTCAGCTTTTTGTAAAAGTTCAAAACGGGTATGAGCTGGATGAGATTCATGACGTTTTAATTACCTCTCCATCGAGCGGGCATACATTAATCTATGATGCACCGGCGGGGGTGTGGGAAAATGCAAGTTTGACCGCAGGCAATGGGATTGCGATCGATAACGGTGCGGGTAGTATCACAGTAAGACTTGCCGATGGAGATCGCGGGGATGTTATCGTTTCAGGCAGCGGCGCGACTATCACGATCGATAGTGATGCGGTTACCTATGCGAAGATACAGAATGTGAGTACGACGGATCGAGTTTTAGGGAGAAGTTCGGCAGGTGCTGGAGATATCGAAGAGCTGATATGCACAGCCGCCGGCCGAGCTCTCCTTGATGACGCAGATGCAGCGGCACAAAGAACAACTCTCGGAGCCGCAGCAGCATCACACACACACGCAGCAGCAGATATTACGAGTGGAACAATCGCTACCGCCAGACTTGGTAGCAATACAGCAAACAGCACCACATATTTACGCGGCGATCAAACATGGGCGACTATCAGCCAGCCTAAAAGTACTACACTGGGCGTTATTTATGATCAATTTGTACCGCAGGCCACTGCGGCTTGGAATGCGGTTGAGTACGCGCCTAGTTTGGGCCTATGGTGCGTTGTAGGTTCGACAGGTACGCGAAGGGTAGTGACATCATCCGACGGCAAAACATGGACGTTGAGAACCGAAAGCCAAACGAATAGTTGGCGCGGAATTGCATGGGCACCATCGCTCTCTCTTTTCGCAGCAGTTGCAAGCGACGGCACAAATAGAGTGATGACAAGTCCAGATGGAATTAACTGGACTAACAGAACGGCGGCAGCAGCTAACGCGTGGAAAGATGTTGCATGGTCACCATCCTTATCTCTTTTTGCGGCGGTTAGTGATACTGGAACCGGCAACCGCATAATGACTTCTCCCGATGGGATAACGTGGACAAGCAGAACCAGCGCAGCAGATAGTTCTTGGTACCGAATCAAATGGATTAATGAATTATCCTTATTTGTTGCTGTTGGCATTGGAACAACGACGACATCGATTATGACAAGTGCAAATGGCACCACGTGGACAGCGCGCACGACGCCGGGGTCTACCTATATCGATCTAGTCTATTTTCCAGAAGCGTCGGTTTTAGTTGTTTCTGATTCAGCTGATACGACAAACAACGGAGGAATATTAACGTCCTCAGATGGTTCTGCGTATAGCCAAGGCTCGTTAAATATGAAAGACACGAGTGGCCGGATATTCGGGATTGAGTATATATCTTCGGCCAAATGTATAGTTTTTGGGTATTACGATGGGGTAACGACGTTGCTTGAAAGAGCAGGACGAGCGTTTACAACTACGGGTGGAAATTCTCACCGGCTAGGTAGAGCAGTTGACTTGAATAGAATAAAATACGCAGCAACACCTGATTTAATTGTTGCGATCACAAATACGAGAAGTTTATTCGTAAGTGGGTTGGGATAATGTATCAGATAAATGACAGAGTAAAAAGGATTGAAGATCGTCCAATCGTTGGGGCAACAGTAAGGCAAGTATTGCCTGACGGGATATATTTCATTGAATATGATGAAGGTGGATTCGGATTTTGGACTGAACAATATTTAGAGCCGTTTTAAGGAGTTGTATCAATGGCGCAAATAAAGAACGGTCATGACGACGACGCCGAAAAGATCGATCGAATTGTCGTAGCTTCTCAAGTTGCGCGAGACCGCAAGATCGACGAGCGACTAACGAAAATTGAAGCGACCACAGCGCACCTTGATACCTTGCCCGATATCCTTCGAGTGCTCAAAGAGATAAAAACCGATTTATTAGAGCCAGCAGTAGGCAAAAAGCAAATCCCGCTCAGTATTGGGCTAACGATGATCGCAATTCTCGGAGCGCTACTTGTTTTTGAAAAAGTTCAGCAGACCGGCAAAGATGTTGCGATTGGGACGGGCGGATTGAAAATTGGCAGTAGTGAAGCAAGCTCGGGAAAGATTGCAGAAGGTGCAGAACGATGAAGAATATACCGCCAGAAGCTAAAATCGTTTTGAGGTTTGACGAGGGCGTGAGAAAATCGCCGTATAAGGACACTAAAAATCTTTGGACCATTGGTGTAGGTAGGTTGATAGGGAGCGACCTTGAAACCTTGACGATCTCCGATAGCGTTATTGACGCGATGCTCGAGGAGGACATCGCAACAGCCGCTGAAGATGCTTGCCTAGTTATTGGGGCGCAAGCGTGGGAAGGTTTGGGAGTAGCGCGAAAGGTTGCGGTTATCAGCCTGTTATTTACCCTCGGGCGTACCAAGTTCTCAAAGTTTGTTCGGACGATTGCAGCGATTAGAGAGGGCGATTTTGTTCGAGCTTCTCAAGAAGTTTTAATGAGCAAATGGGCTCAAGATGTAGATCCGAAGAATCGAAAGGGTGTAGGTAGAGACGATAGGATCGCCCACATGTTGCGGTTTGATTCGTTCCCGAAAGAATATGATCTTTAAGGTAATATATGGCAGATAAAACGAAAGCAGCGAGCAACGGTGCATTAGGGCTCGGGATTGGGGCGCTAGGGCTCTCTACCATTCCAGACTTACCCGCAGATATTACAGGGGTATCGGAACCAGTAGGGCTTATCCTTGCGCTTATCGGGGCGATTATAAAATTGGTTCAATTCTACAAAGCTAAAAAGTAGATGCGCTATCCCCTACTCTCCCGCGTCATCGTTGTGGCGGTTGGGGTAGTAATGACGGCTACAGCATTCGCGACGCCTAAGCCTATGCAGGGCTATGACGTTTTGGGGCTTGCGAAGTATTGTCGTACCTTTTTAGCAGCACCAAAAAGAGAAGCAGTAAGTACCCTACTCGATACGTTCGGCGATCCGCTTCCATGTATTGAGCGAGCAGCGCGGCGTAGGTATCTGAAAGTGGTTCAAATCGATATTCGTGATGCGACATGCGCGCGAAATCCCTCTTGTAAAACTACCGCGCCAGAGCTTACGGATTGGGGGTATCTCAGGGCCAAAGTTGCCAAGGTGAATATCCTAGCGCGAAGAAATAAAGCTATTGAGTGGTGGATATCGCCGTTCCTCGAGCATGACTTTACCGACGAGCAGATCATAAAAAAAGCGTGCGCGATCGTTCGGGCGAATTGTTCCCGATGCCTATGTATCAATTCGCCGTTTAATGGTGCAGCGCCATATGGCATCCCTATTGAATTACACGGCACAAAACAAAAAGCATTTTCCATTAGTGCCGACGGTGAAAGCTCGTTTAACGCTGATAATTTAATCTCAGATGGTAACGGGTTCGAACATCATATCGCAGGAGATTACAGTACTTTCGCGTGGTGGCCGGAGCTTAATTTACGGTGTGACGGTGAAACCAAGTGGGTGCCAGTTTTAATGAGAACCGAACGACCTACTATTGAGCAATTTAGACACGCCGCTCTGTTATTGAGGCCAGAGGAACCACGACCAGAGCCGCCGGAGAAATGCAAAAAAGTTGTGACAATTAGGAGCGAGATCGGCGAGCTGTCAAAAACTAACGGCACACAGACGTGTAACGGGGAATCGAATCGAATCGAAGGGAATAAGCCAGTACTCTTTTTGAAACGAATCGGAGCACGAGGGGAAAGGTTACCAGTTTATGACGCTCAAGGGCGTGAGGTTGCGTGCTACGCTTATACGAGCACATCGCGAGGGCTATCCACGTATTCGATGGGCCGATGCTCAGGAGAGACACCAGAAAAGCTATATCGAGCGCTTGCGGGCGAATGGGGCTGGGCGGAGCTCGGCGGTGGAAAGTGTTTAGAGATTAATTCGATTCGACGGATAGGGAAATATCGATGACTAGCCCAAGGCAGATCAACGGCGGTGGCGATGAGTGGTACACGCCAAGGAAATATATAGAAGCAGCTTCCGCAGTCATGGGCGGGATTGACCTTGATCCAACCAGCAACGAAATTGCAGCTCAATGGATACCAGCAGCACAGTATTTTACCCGGGAAGATGACGGCCTCTCCCACGAGTGGTTTGGGCGTGTGTGGTTAAATCCGCCGTACTCACAGCCTTTGATATCACAGTTTTTGGGCAAGTTAGCCGACAGTTTTCGGGCCGGTAAAGTAACGGAGGCGATAGCGCTTACCCACAACAATACAGATTCTCGGTGGTGGCAAGCGACCGCAGCAGAAGCTACCGTTATATGCTTTACGCGCGGCAGGATTGCGTTTGAAAAGGTGGACGGGGCGAAGAAAAGCCCAACTCAAGGACAGACGTTTTTTTATTTTGGAGTAAATTCGGTGAGGTTTATCGAAGTTTTTCAGCCGATTGGGATCGTATTAAACAAATAGAGAAACCCCGGCAGCCGCCTACCGGGGAGATGGGCACCTCCTTTCCCGAGATGGTTACACAACCAGTCTAACGTAAACCCCTAAGAATCTTAATCGAAAAAATAAATCAAAAAAGTGATAAAAATGGGTAGACATACTTACGCGCGTATGTAAGTATGATTACACCGAGCGGCGATGATGCCGACGAAAAAAAAGGGGCTCAACATGATGAACATCGATAGCAAAGTCTACACAATCGAAAACGACCAAATCGAAGAACGAACGATTCGATCTTTCGACCTGCACGAAGAAGCCGTTACGCCAACCGGCATCAGAAACAAATATGAAATTGACGATGCCCAAAAAGATAACGAAGTTGTAATTCGTGAGTGGAGTTCTCAGGGCGCGCAGGTAGTTGTAGATAACCTGCGCGATCAGGAAGCCGCACAAAGTCTTATTGATCGATGGGATTATGAATATTTTCGCGATTACGCCGGCGAGCATGGAATCTCGTACTACCTCACCCGCGAAGAAGCCGAAGAAGCATTAGCAGAATTAAATGAAGAATAAGGGGAGAAAATGGGCCGTTACAAAGTCATATATCAGAACAACGCATGGCTCGGGGGATGGATGTACCGCGCTACGAGTAACGGGTTAGACGTGCATTTACAAGAATTAAACGTTCGTTTCTCGACATGGCGCACAATTAGAACAGTTCGGTTTTCAGAATGGGCAAAATGGGCTGAATCAGTCGAGCTCGGGAATCCGTACAATGACAATTTAGCTACGTTCAGAGATTTTGTTTTAGACCAGTAAAAAGGGGGGAATATGAGTATTTACGATTCTACGATTGAAGCACCAGAAACGGGATATCACATTGGTTTGATTGACTACCTAGACCCTACTCACAGCGTACTTGTGCGACGAGGCGGGCCAGTTGGGGCAAAGAGGTATATTGCGAGCTTGCTGGATGATTACAGACCGGAGCAGATTGTGTGTATCGATTCAGACGGCATCACATATCGAATCGAGGTGACACACGATATTACGGGCCTCTACCCTCAGATTGAAACGATGATTAAAGGCATTGAATTGGTGCCTAACGACTAAAAAAAAAGGAGAAAAACATGACTACAGAAATATCAACAATGAATCACAGCTTAAAAGACCTTGAAACGATGGCAAATGTAGTAGCGCGGAGCGGCCTTTTTGGGATGAAAGATCCGACGCAAGCGATGGCGTTGATGCTCCTCTGCCAGGCCGACGGATTGCACCCGATGGTAGCGTGCAGGCAATATCACGTGATTCAGGGGCGGGCGAGCATGACCAGCCAAACAATGATGAGTCGGTTTTTGGCGAGTGGAGGGCGACAAGAGATCCACGAGTTGACGGAGGAAGCAGCGGAAATCTCGCTGCATCACCCACACGGCGGGACAGCTCGGGTACGGTGGACGATCCAGCAAGCGCAGAAAGCAGGGTTAGCCGGGAAAGATAACTGGAAATCGCATCCGAGATCGATGCTACTCCGACGAGCCCAAGCCGAAGCAGTTAGAGCGGTAGCGCCGGGGATTCTCGAAGGCATCCCGCTCGAGGATGAAGCGATAGAGATTGATTCAGCATCGTTCCCGAGCTCTAAGCCAGACTTGAGGATCGAAGCGCTCCAAAGCATCGAAGCACCGCAAGAAAAAAAGGTTGAGGTGACATTAGATCGGGCATGGGACAAAGAGCGGAAAGCACGTGCAACGAGACAGGCAAAGGCGCTCGGTGGGACGGTGACAAAAGAAGGGATTGCGTTGATACCTGAAGAAAAAGCAGGCGAATATGCTGAGTACGTTGACGAGTTAACGCTGGAATTTTACGCAGCTCAGAGAGAGAACGAGAACGAGAACGAATAAGAAACAAGGGGCTAACGAGCCCCTCTTAAAAAAGGGCACAAAATGATCCATGAAATCGACCAAATTATAGACGGGTTATTGACGGTTAACGGGGGCGAGATCACAGCAGAAATTGAAGCGATGATGCTTGATCTCAAGGATAAAAAGAGGTGGCTGGAAAATGCAGTTAAGCGGTTGATAAACGAACGGGCGCAGCTCGAAGGGATTAAAGCAGAAGCTAGACGGGTTCGGGAGCTACAATCAGAACGAGAGCGGACAATCGAGGGACTCGAAAGCACGATTCGAAAGCTACTAGGCGAAGGGAACAAATCAGACCTCGGGTTCGCAAAGCTTTCATGGAGGCGTTCAGAGGCTCTACAGGTGGCCGACGGTGCAGAGGATAAGCTACCAGACCGCTTTATCATTGCATCGTTCTCGGTCGATAAAAAAGCCGTAAAAGAGGCGATTAAAGCGGGGGAAGAGTTGTGGGGGTGCGAGTTGGTCGAGAAAAACAACCTGCAAGTAAAATAAAAGGGGCAAAAATGAACGACTTTGAACAGTTTCAAGCTGAATTGAGGGCATTACTAAAAAAGTTTGATGCCGAGTTGTGGATCGATGGAGGGGATCGACTCTACAACGATTGCGGAGAAATCCACGTTTCCGGACACGGGCCGGACTCAAAGAGGTATTTTGCCGGACATTTTAAATACTTTATTGACGCAAGCTCGGAGGGCAAATGTATTCAGAATTGAACCAGACAAACCTAATTAAAACAATTAAACAGATGCTACCAGACTTTGACGATCACGCGTTGATCGATCTTGGCAACGCAATCGACGAGGAAGTAGGCGAGCGTTTCCGATTGCACGACGAGAAGCGAAAGGAAGAGGCGCAGGAAGCGAAGGCGATTCTTAGGAGGGTAAAATAATGGTTTCCAGATCAGACAGAGAGCGATTCATAAAAGGGCCGCGACGGGTGCGAGAAAAGCCACGGATGGGGCGGCCACTGGTGTATTCGATGGCAAGGCAGAGGGTAACGATCATGATGGAGTTTGACTTGTATCAGAGCGCGAAAGCCTACGCAGACCTCGCAGACATGACGTTGACGAGCTGGATCGCGTTGGCAGTTAAAAATCAAATTGTGCTGGATGAAAGGGGGCGAGAATGACAATCGGAATAACGGCGGTGGAGCTTGAAAAAGAGTTTTTGAGGTGGTGGAAAAGCGACGAATCAGGGCGGTGGGGCGGGCAACAGGTATACGAGATGGTGCCTTATCCGACAGCTAAAGCGCTTTTTTTCGAAGGGTGGATCCGAGCTGAGGAGTATTTTGAGCGAAAAGAGGATAACGAAAAAGGGCAAAAATGAACGATAGTTTAATCGTGAATATCGGCTGGGGCGTTTATCTCGGAGTAATTGGCGCAATGATGACGTTAGCGATCGCAGTGACGCTTCTACAGCTTCTCGGGGGGCTCACCGTCCTGATTGGCAGGATTGCTCGGGTAATTTTGAAGATTGAAAATTAGGGGTTTACTTTTCAGAAGCCACGGGCAAAGAATGGACACCTACCCGCTTGTTAAGGGGTACCCGAAAGGGCCGGTCAAAGAGGAGGAAAAAAGGGCGACCTTCTCTCTGACCGTAGACCACCTTTTAATCTAAGCAAGCAGGTAATCATGAGTATTATTGTACCTACCGATCCGCCGTCCGGCAATAGCGAAACAGTGCAGAACGGGCAGTTCCTTAAAATCCCTTTTGCCGTTCTCCTTTCGAATCTTACAGCAGAGCAGAAAATCGTTTACAGCATGATTGCATCGTGGAATGCGGGGGAGTGCCGATATAGCTTTGATTATTTTTCCCGCGCTCTTTCAAGCTCAGACAGGACCGCGATCCGGGTGATCAATAGCTTGATCGAAAAGGGCTTAGTTGAAGTTACGAAGCGGGTAGGGAAGAGCTCAATCTACAAGGCTTTACCGCTTGACCCTTGTCAAATTGTCACCCCTGACAAATTGTCACCCCTGACAAATTGTCACCCCACCCCTGACAAATTGTCACCCCTACCCCTGACAAATTGTCACCCTATTAGATTAGATATTAGATCAAAGGATAAGAATATAAATCCGGCGACTGAAGCCGCCTCTATTGTTGACCCTCTCGCAGCAAGTAACGATTCACCGTCCTCTAAAAAGCAAAGAAAGGCTCCTCGACCGTTCCAGATTAGCGAAGAAGAGAAAGAGAAGCTGATCGAATATCTTAAGAAGCAAGCTCAGGCGTTTAACCTTTACCCAAGAGATGAAGGTAGGAGGATCGAGGCAATCATCGAATCTTGCCGCGCTCACCATGCCGACAAAGAAAAGAAGCGAGCTGATTGGTGCAAAACGGTTAGAAATTGGATCGATAAAGAGATTAAGTGGGGGAAGCTCGGAGATTGGAAGAATCCATCAGGGCCAAAAAGCGATCTAACCGATGATCAGCTCAATCGACTTTTTCGGCGGATTCTTAACACAGAGCAAAAGATCGAGATTAAACCTGATACCTCGTTCGCAAAGCCGCAGCATTGGGAGCGGTTGATGCAAGCTGCGATCATGGCATGGGGGCCTGATTGGAGAGAGGAAGTTAAAAAGTTCGAGTTATCGAAGTTCTCGATCCATGCAAGCAATCTGAGGAGTTGTTTTAGAGATATTGAAGCTAAGGAAAGTGGAGTAACGACGAAATGAGTAAAACAAGAAAACAAGTGACGCGGATTTGCATCGGAGAATTGCGGGCGGCATTTGAGGAGGAATGGAAGTACGAGAATCGGGAGGGACTTGACTATCAAGAGCCTTGCAAAGATACGACGACAAAGGAGAAGGCGTTCTATTGGTGGTGTCTCGGATGGGCAAGATCGCAAACGTTCAGTGAAATAAATAACGGGTTGATCGACTGGGACTGCAGTTGAAATGACGTTTAATAAAAAAGGGGGCAACAATGAAAAACGAGATTCTAATCTTATCCACGGCCTTTGCGTATCCCGAAATCATTGGACGGTTGGAGGAGACCAGACTTTCGGCGAAATATTTTAGCCATCCAAAATACGGCTACCTCTGGGACGCTATAAGCCGCTCAGGAGCGATTGATCCGGTCACAGGGGGATTACAGGGGCTAGCCGTTTTCGACTCGCTCACGGCCGAAGGAAGGGCTCTATGGGGCACACCAGCGGTTATCCTGCACGAGCTATCGGCAGGAGACTGGAACCGAGAGCTTGCAGTTTACGAAGCTAGGGGGCTGGTAGCAGCAGGAAACCGCGAGAGGCTAAGGGTTGGGCTTATCACGACACTAGAAGGGCTCTTAAATGGTGGCGATATCGATACGACGGTGGAAGCTATCGAAGGGGCTCTAGCAGACGTAAGAGGGGAGACGCGGGGCAAGCCGCTCGGCTACGGGGCTCTGATTCGAGACCTTTTTGAAAGCATGGAGCGGGATGATCCTCCTATTGCATTCGGGAGCGGAATTGAGGTTCTGGACGAGTACTTCCGAGGTTTTTACGGCGGTGAGCTTTTCGTTATCGGCGCACGCCCCGGGATTGGGAAAACGGCGTTACTTACACAGCTATTGAATTGGTCGGCTTTTCTCGGCTCACCAGCCGTATTTTACTCAGGTGAGATGAGCCAGAGGGAGATCATGGGGCGGGTGCTCTCTCAGGAAAGCGGGGTTAACGGCCGACACATCAGAGACGCATCACTACAGACTGAACGAGACACAAAGCGAATCTTTGCTGCAGCAGGGTGCATCGAAAAGCTACCGGTTATTGTCGACGAGATGGGCGGACGGACGATTGAGGAGCTATGCGGATCGGCGAAAAGACTAGTACGGACGACGGGCGCTAAAATTATTGCGTTTGACTACTTGCAGCTTATCAGTGGAAGCAAAGATGCCAAAAGACTTAGCAGGTATCAGGAAATCTCCGAAGTATCGCGGCAGCTTAAGCAACTAGCTCAGGACACGAAAACAATTGTAGTGACCTTAGCACAGTTGAACCGGGCGGGTGATAGCATGGTCGATAAAAAACCTCAAATCTCGCATCTAAGAGACTCAGGACAAATCGAGCAAGACGCCGATATGATCCTCTTACTTTCCCGAAACGATCCTAAAAAACCGGAAACACTATTGCAAATCGCTAAGAATAGGCATGGGCGGGTAGGAGATATTACGCTCGAGCTCGATTTTGCAACGACCAAGTTTGTTAGCGGGTTCGAAGGAATACCGACGGACTCGCAAGCAGAGATAAGCTGGAAGCATTATGCGGATCAGCTAAACGACTAGAAGGAGAGAAAAAAGATGGAATTGATAAACAAGCTACAACTAGCCGGACGGGTAGAAGAGTTCAATGAAACGTGGAGAGGAGATAAAGACGCATGGTTCTCAGTACGAATCTTGGCGAATGAGTACGATGGGAAACAGTATTTTGCGATATTCAAAGCCACGGAAAACGTTCTAAACGTTCAAGGGTTTGGCGTTGGCGCGGAAATTGAGGCAACGGGGGGACTGCAAGCGCGGCAAGGAAAAGATGGGCGGTGGTGGTCCGATGCGATGGTGCGGAGCATCAAAGTAATTAAGGCAGCACCAGAAGCACCGAAGCCGGTAACGTTAGAAGATGACGAGATACCATTCTAAAAAAAGGGGGCAGCGCATGAGACGAGAGGAATACATCATCAGCGTAGCAGTTGCGCGAAAGCGGTTAGAATTAGCGCTTGAAGAAGAACGTGAGTTTGAAAAAGTATATGGGCGAATGACGAACAGCGGATTACTTGACCTAAAACGGAAACGAATTGAGTTAGCGATAAAAACCGCGCAAAGACTGCTCGGGGAAGCAGAAAAAAATAGGGGGGATCATGGGTGATTGTGGAATCCCTCTTGAAGCGCAGCGCATCAGAGCTAAGAGAGAGCTGCTTGAGATGATTGCAGCAGTCGAAAAAGCGAAAAGGGACGCGGTAGAAGCAAGACGACGAGCGGAGGAAATGAATAACGAGATCGGCGCTATGCGACTAGCACGCGCAGAACGGCATCTTATCGCAGTACAAAAAGAGTTAGAAGTTTTCAGAAGTGAAAATATCCAGTTGTTGAACAGTTAAAACCAAGCGAAAATAAAAAGGGCGAAAGATGGAAAAGCGAATCGTTGATATCAAAACGAGCATCGTAAAAGGAAAGATGCTGAAAACCGTTATTTATTCGGACGGATCGAAGCAGGTTGGTATCGTATCTGACCAGCAAATCGGAAAGATGATTAGAGCGATCGAGGGAGCACCGGACCTAAAATTGATTGTTGGGAATAAAAAGCAATCTCAGGCAGGGAATATCGGCGCGTTGATTGTGATTGTGGCCTTAATATACGGGTTGATGACGTTGGCAGCGCATAGCCACAAGACGGAAGATCGGAGATGTACGGGGGACAAGTGGTACACATTTGATGACTGTTTCTAACCGGAGGCTATATGCGCTCTTTGCCGTTTGTAGAGGTCACGTCTGAGTACCACGGCGGCGATGGGCGCATCCCTGAGAATCATCTTTGGTTAGCAGTTATAAAGATATGGGCTCAGGAGTTAGACGGTGTTTATATCAGCGATTGCGGGTTATCGAAAGCGGAAAATGGATGGCGATTGCAACGGAAAGCAGCGGCAGAAGTTCTTTTTCTTGAAGATTACTTTTTTGACGTGATTGCCCCGGGAGCGAATTTATCCGATGGGTTTGCAGTGACGCTCTACCAGAAGATGAGAAAACAAGCGTTTCAGATTCTCGATTGTTCCCGCTTCCCCTCCCCTACCCTATCAAAAGGGCAAGAGGGAGCCGAAATAGGGGGAAAAATGCCCGCGGAAGGGGATGAGGAGAGGGGAGGGGAGTGATATGGGGGGATTAGGTATCATTGCGGTCGTAGCGATTGTGGGGCTTGTAGCGTGGGGAGTTTACGCAAAGGCGGATAGACGACAACCGATCTATTGGTCCTCGGTGAGCGTGAGCCAGCTTGAGCTACATCATAAAATGACTGTTGCAATGGCAGATAGGGTTCATCTTGATCCATCGATTCGGGAAGCCCTCAGGCATCAAGTCGAGATTCTAAAAGCGATAGGGGTGGCAGGGACGAAAGAGGAAGCGATCGACGTGACAGAGGAAACCCCGACCGTCGCACAGCTTTCAGCGTACGGACCAAGGGCAGACGGAGGAGCACCCCTTTTAAGAGGGCCAGAAATTAAGAAATCGGATCATGATGAGTGGATTCGAGCGCGAGGCTATCGGGTAATGGGGGATGAGGGAGGATTCGGAGTTTACGAAAAAGAGGGCAACGACGAATGAAAACGTTTTTTGACAGACTAGAAAAAGGGGAATCGTGCTGGACTTTGAAGAGTGGAATTAGGGAAAAAAGTTCGGCAAATACTCCATCTGTGACAGTACAAGGATATCCAGTTTTGGCGCATCGGTTGAGCTATGAGATACATATCGGACCTATTCCCGCAGGGCAGGACGTATATAGGACATGCGACAACAATCAGTGCGTGAATCCAGAGCATTTAGAGTTGCGAGTGTCGATTCATGGCAAGGAAATGTCAGCAAGGTTTTTTGAAAAGGTGGAAAAAACAGAAACCTGCTGGATATGGACGGGACCGACAAACGGCAAAGGGTACGGGTTGATTGAGATTGAGGGCAAGAAGATGTTGACTCACCGATGGAGCTATGAGCATCACAAAGGGCAGATACCTGAGGGGCTTTTAGTGTGCCACGAATGCGATAATCCGCCATGCGTTAACCCTTCTCACTTGTGGGTTGGGACGCAAAAAGACAACGTGCGAGATGCGATAGATAAAGGGCGATTTAACGGTAAAGGATGGGACATTGGGAGCCTACGCCGTGGGAGTGCGCATTGCGCAATGGGCCACGAATACACGCCAGAAAATACAGGGTATCAAGCAAAAGGGCGGTATTGTAAAACGTGCGCGAATCAGAAGAAGGCAGAAGCGAGGGCGAGGATAAGAGAAAAGGCAAAGGAGGTGCATTTATGATCTGGGATGAGGAAGAATTGAAAGAAGAAAGTTTTTTAATCGATGGGCTAGGATTGTGAAAGCAGAGCCAAGATCGCAGTTTGTGCGATGGTTGATTCATCAAGTGGGACGGCCAGAATCTGATCCGATCGGAGTATTCGCTCGAATTGCGGCGGTAGATTTTCGGTTTCCTGTTGAGGCAGATAACCTCGATATTGTGCGGTTTCACCTCCGAACATGGGATGACCCAACAGAAGCAGAAGAGTTGTTTGTCGACGTTGTGAGCGCATGGAAAAGTTACCGGAACGAGCGCCGAAGAATAGACGTTTTTACGCAGAAAATGCGAAGAGAAGTTAAGGAAGTAGAGCGAAAAAAAGCTGAACAGTTGCAGCGACCGTTAACGATGTTAGAGCGGCGTAAGATTCGGCTAGGGATGGGGATTCGAGCAGATTGGGGATTGCGAGTGCGGAAAGAGGGCGACGGATGCGACGAACCTTAGGGGTGAACATAAAAACAAAAGAGCCAACGGAGCATCAGATTCAGTGTGCGATCGTTGATTGGTGTGCCTTGCAAGGAATAGCGATCTTTGCAATTCCGAATGGTGGCTATCGGCACATCACGACCGCTCGAAAGTTGCAGCGGGAAGGGTTAAAAGCGGGGATACCAGATTTATTCGTGCCGGTTGTTCGAAGTGGATTCGGTGGGCTTTTTCTGGAAGTAAAAACTAAGATCGGCAAACTCTCAGACTTGCAGCGGTTTTGGTTGGCTGAGTTGGTTGAGAATGGGTATCGGTGCGAGATCGTCCGGAGTTTAGAAGATGGGATTAAAGTTTTGAAAGGGTATCTCAATGAATAGAGGCACATGGACCGCAGAACAGATCGAGCGGTGGGACGTGGAGAAGCTAACGCCCTATGACAAGAACGCACGGACCCATAGCGAGAAACAGATAGAGCAGATCGCTGCATCGATCGGCGAATTCGGGTTCACTAATCCAATTTTAGCGACAGGCGACGGGCGAATTGTAGCAGGGCATGGACGGCTCCAAGCAGTTAAAAAGCTGGGGTTTAAAGACGTGCCGGTAGTGGTGGTTGACCACCTGACCCAAGAACAGATCAAAGCGTACACACTCGCAGATAATAAGTTGGCGCTAAATGCTGGGTGGGATAATGACCTCCTAAGTGTAGAGCTCTCAGAGTTGGCGGCGACAGGCTACGATATATCGCTGATTGGGTTTGACGAAGGCGAGCTCTCGGAATTGTTAGGGAATGCCGAAAGCGAGCTAAACGGCGATCCGGACGAGGTTCCAGAAGTTCAGGAGGTGGCAATCACCCAGCCGGGCGATTTATGGGTGATGGGGGATCATCGGTTACTTTGCGGGGATAGCACGGATAGCGAGCAGTTGCTTATGCTATTAGATGGGAACAAGGCTGATATGCTTTTCACCGATCCACCGTATGGGGTGGACTATGAAGGCGGACATTTTCACAGTGGAAAAGTTGACATAAAACGGAAGCGCGAAAAACTCGCGAACGATAATAACGCGGGGATTTATTGTAAGATTGCTGCGCAAATTGGAAAATTTGTAGACGGACCATGCTATATTTGGTTTGCAGATAGTAAAGCATACGAAGTTTATAAAGCTCTTTACGAACACAAGTTTGTTGTTCATGCGCTGTTGATATGGCACAAGACAAATGCAAAATATGCGGCAATGAACGCGCAATATAAACAGCGGCATGAACCTTGCTTGTACTGTAAACCTCCCGGGACTACTTTACGATGGATCGGAGATTCTACTGAATCAACCATTTGGGAGATCAAGCGCGACGCAAAGAACGAATATCACCCGACGCAAAAACCAGTAGAGTTGGCATTAAAGGCGATAGGTAATCACAAGGTTCAAACGGTGCTAGATTGTTTTGCGGGTAGTGGATCGACGATTATTGCGGCGCAGCAATTAGGTAAAAAGTGTTATGCCTTAGAAATATCGCCCAACTACTGCGACGTGATTGTAAAACGGTGGCAGCAACTAACAGGCAAAGAGGCAGTAAACGATAGAACGGGCGAAAGGTTTAATGATGTACTCAAGCGAGGGTGACAATGGAGTGGAGCGATAAACCAGACCAGCCGTTTGGTACCCGTTTGATTCGCCTAGCAATCGACGAGACATTAAATGTAAAATACACATATCAGGTCGAATGGTGGGCTCTTCCGTGGTTTGTTGCGAAGTTTATTTACGCTGGGATTGTTGAGGGTATAACAATCACCGTGGTGACTCCCACACAGCCGATTGACGGCAAACGAGCCGAGATGCCGAAGGCCGATGAGCAGTTGAAGCGAGCAGCCTATATGAAGAGGTGTCACTAATGCCGTGGGCGATCAAAGGTCGATGCTGGAAGTTGGGATGTAACGAACGAGCGACGACGGGAAGTTATTGCGCTAAGCATCATCAGCAACGAGAAGAAGAAACGGCGGCACGAGCTAGGATTCGAACGGAGGAATGGAAACGGCATAAGATCGCGACCGATCCGGAATTTAAAGATCGGAGTGGCTTTTATAAAACAACGGCATGGAGGAAACTCAGAAAGATGAAGTTAGCCGAAGAGCCATTATGCCGAACGTGCGGCGGAGCAGGGCGCGTAGTTGACCATATTCAGCAGATAAGCCGCGGGGGTATGCGGTACGACATGGACAACCTGCAAACGTTGTGCAGCCCATGCCATGACCGCAAACGAATTGAAGAAACGGTTTCGGCGACCCGCGAAAAAATGGAACGACAGCTCAAAGGTGGCAGGGGGTAGGGGGGATCGAATCTCTACAGGTA